GGGAAGGGGTGGACGCCTATGGGCGTATGCTACTATGTTTTTACATGGCGGCGTGCTTCTATTCTCTGGCGTTTTTAGTGGTTTTACCTCTTTCTACGTCTTCCCATTAGTCTTTTGTTGGGATGCAGTCCATTGGATCTATTGTTATTGGGAATATCTTAACAATAGGGTTCAAAATGTGATTGTTACTTACCTGAAAGGACGTTATTTCGTTATAGGCTGTGCTATCACAGCAGCAGTTACAGCTTTAATGGGATATGTTATCTCTCGCATTTTTAATCCTTGGATGGAAAAGAGGATAAAGATTCGTGAGGCGGAACTTGCTCAGCTGAGAGTTCAATTATCTCAGCTCAGCGAAGATTCACCAGCTACTGCTGAAACATATCGTCGTATGCGTAAAGCCTATAAAAAGGTTACTGAACCTATCAAGAATGATAAACCGGTTAAACAGGGTAAAGCTCCATCTGGGATGAAAACATCCCTGCAGGGGCTGGCTGGTGCAACCAGTACTTACTTGTTGAGTACGGGGAGACATGCACAAGCATTGAATCAACTCGTTTTTGCCACCAAAAACTTGACTTTCTTGTACAAGTGGTGTGCAGATTGGTTCCATGGTTTTGTTTTTGGCAGAATTAAGTATGTTAAGACCGAGACCAATGGATATGTTGTTTTGGCAAGATTTGACTCTATCTTCAAAGGAGACTGGAAGAAGAAGGCCATGAGTGCAGTGTCAGGATCTCATCCTGGTTATTTGCCTGATGGTTGGAAGCTTGTCCCTTCCCGGAATGTTAATTTAGGAAAGGGGATGGAGTCTGCTAAGATTGTTAGTCATATGAAGAGCCCTTTTGACATAATTGCTTCAGCAAAGGACGTTGAGTGTATTGAAGACATGTATGTTTATAATATATGTGGAACCTCAAACACAGTAGGCGATTTGTGGCGTGCAGATGTCAAAATTTATCATTGGTTTGAATCCTGGAATGGTAAAACGACAGGTTGGAAAGAGGTTGATCGTAAGGACCGTGATATACGGTTCGAACCTCTAACTAAGGATTTTGTTGTTGTTATTGATACTTCAAATCCCTCTGATACAACTTTAGCTCCGTGGTTTTATAAAGATTACCCTCCAAGTAATAGACTGCGTTTCAGTATGGCAGATAATCAGTTTTCGGGTTTGCCTGAATTTGATTTTTATGCACCATCAAGTCGCGCAGAAATGAACGATTGGAGTAAGAATCTTAGTGACCATTTTGTTTCTGGTGGTTATGAAAAAGCCGGAAAAAGTAAACCTAAGAAGGAGAAACCCAATGATGAGGAGTTGCTTATGAAATATGATGAAGAACTGAATTCTTTGAGGAATCAGTTAAGCAAGTTTGCTGATCTTGAAAAGAAATATCAAGAGATGAATGATGCAGATCGTAAGGACATTTTGGACAAGGCTGAGCATGCAAATGCACAGTTGAGGTCCGAAATAAAGTTCTTAAAGCATCAGATTAAAGCTACACGTAAATCTATGGAAAAGGGGAAGCAAAAGAGTCAAGACTCTTTGCGGAAGGTAGACAATAAGACAATTCCACAAACAACAGTTTTTGGAACTGTCATTGATGAAAATCCATCTCCTCCATGGAAAAGAGTTGGTAGTCCAAGTGGATCTTCAAGTGACGATGAAAACCTGAAAAGGAAACGTCGTCATAGATCATTTCAAGAAGAACCAGAAGGAATGTTTCCGACACGTGAAGAGCAAGAGCGACTTGCAGATTCAGCAAACTCACCTTTACTGGAGAGGCTATCACGGGAGTTCTCAGAAGCTGCTGATGCAGTTATTGCCAACACTCCTTCAGATGAGCTCGAAAAACAAGGGTTCAATGAATGGATGAATGGTGCTAGTGAATCAGTTAAAGCTTTCGGAGAAACTTGTAGGCGTTGTTGGGAAGGTCGTCCAACCTGTGAAGAAATGAAGCAGAAGACGACTAATTTCAAACGTACAGTGCGCAGAAAATTTTTCCGTGAAGGTTCAACAAATCCTTTTGATGAGGATTATGTTGAAGAGGACATTACTGAAACTACTGAGGTGCCACAGCTCAAAAAGTGGTACTGTAGAGCTAAGTTCTTCATTCCTCTAGGGATAATGGCTGTTATTGTCATTATCTACGCTCTGGTCAAGGCATATTCCAAGCTTCGTCGTAAGCAATTGGCTGAACTTGGAACTCCGGAGTATTATACTTTCGATGAATGGCAGAGAGCTAAGGGTCCTACTGAGGAAGACCATTTTTCATTAGGATATGGCTATCTTAACGATCCCGTTCTCAAAGAGGGAAGACTAAAATCTTCTAAGTATACTCCCAAACCTGGTAAATCAGCACCACCAACCTTGATGTATGGTACTGATAAAGATGCTGAGGTTTTTAAAGGTATGAGCTGGGTTAGATATCAACTTCCTGAGAAGGATGCTTTTGGTAAATTCCATGCCAAATCTGCAAAGACCTACGATTTTAATGCTGGTAAGCTTGCAAAAGAGTTGCAAGAACTTGGATTTACTGATCGGACAGGTAGACGAGCCACTCTCGTGATGACAGATGATTACGGAAGAGGCAAGATTGTGCCTGGTGTTTTTGCGCGTGTGAACGTTCAGAAGCAAGGTAATGTCCTAGAAAAGTTTGAGCAAATCGAGAAGCAAGCGAAGAAGTCTACGAAGAAGAAGGAGAAAGCAATTCGTCAAATGAACCA